CCCCGGTCCATGTTCCCTGAGTGCTTCTTCGTGTGTCATGGCCTTATGCATACCGAATTGATTAGGCTCCCACAGGTGAAACCTGCATAGTCTACCCAGCAACGTCCGTATCTGTCCTCTGTCCTGTGCTCTGTTAGATGCTTTCTCCATCAACTGTTTAACAAAAGGCACACGGTTGTGGTAAGTGTTAAATAGCTCTGCGGCTTTGTCTTTAGTTACACCTAGTTCTGCCTGTAATTTGTTTTTACCCATACCATAAAAAAGACCCAAATTGATCACTTTAGCTTGTGATCTAGGTATCTCTGCCATATCTGCTACGGTCTGGTGAAAGTCTGAGTTAGGATCTGTTTCGTATGCATCAACTACATCGTAGACTGATGGCAACTTATATAGTGCTGCGTAGTGTACAACGAGTCTAGGTTCTTGCTGTGAGTAATCAAAACAACCCCACTTACAACCATTTTCGGGAATGAATAGTGACCTAATTTTAGGGCCTAAATCCTTGTTTCTAGCCGGTATCTGCTGCAAATTAGGGTTTTGATAACTGAATCTACCTGTAACTGTACCGCCTGTCTGTGATCTTAATTGGTTAATCTCTGCATGTATTCTACCGTTGTGTTGATATCGTAATATAGAATCAATAAATGTTGTGTGTGCTTTGTTTATCTCCCTAGCTTTAGCAATCATGTTAACGACAGGGTGTTTGTGTTCCTGTAAAAAATTCTTGGTAAAGCTTGGAGCTTGTGTTTTATCTGTTCTTGGATACTCTAGTCTTAATATGTCAAAGACTTCTGCAATAGATCTAGCTGCCCAGATCTGTGTATCTATGTTTGTTTCTCTTTTTATATTGTGCAGTAAATCTCTCTCTTGTTGTATTAATTCTTTTTTTATTTTGTGTGCACCTTCTACATCTACACGCACACCTTTAAATCTCATGTCGACTAAGCATGGGAATAGTTCTGTTTCTAAATCAAATATATCTTCTAAATCTTGGTGTATAATTTCTTTTTTCATCTCTTGCCATAAGCCAAACGTAGCTTCTGCATCTCGCTCTGCATATGCACCTACATGTAACGAGGGTAGTTTGTACATTTCTGATTTAGGATCTATACCCCACTCTGCTGCAGCTTCTGCCAGTGCAGCTTCGTTCTTACCAAAGCCAAGATACTTCCATGATAAACTGTTTAAGTCGTATCTAAATCTATTCTCGTCTGTAATTGCTGCGGCTATCATCGTATCTACAATGTCGCCATTTATTTTAAGACCCATTGCACGTAGCCAACACACGTCGTACATAGCGTTATGAAATATTTTTGTGCTGTCAGCTGCAAGTACATCTTTTAACCACAATAAAACTTTTTGTTTATCCATGTTGCCGCCACCTTCGTGCGCAATTGGAAAGTATCCTTTGTAAAATTTTGTAGCTACAGCCACACCTATAACTTCACCATTACCTATAACAGAACCTGATCCTTTCTTTATAAGATCTGGGTCTCTTGTTTCTAAGTCTATTGCAATCTCATCAACCTGTCTAAGATCTGGAAATTCTGTAGGTATATTCCATTCTGTCTGTGCTTCAAATTTAGGAATTTTCATTTTCTTTCCTCCATTTGTTGTAGCCCTCTTTCCATGATTCTACTTCTGATTGGTTTTCTTGGTAGTCTCTGTCCAATATCATTTCTAGATAATGAATTGCTTTGTGTATGTCTTGTTCCTTTCCCTTGGCAGCGTGCCTGCATATATACTTTATAGCCGATCCTTCCGCGAATGGCAACTTGTTCTTGTTTATAAACTCACTCGGCTGCATGACCATCGATTGATAGTGATTCCCGCCGACCTGCTTTTTGTATGCTTTAGATGTCATATCCGTTTCTCTCCTGTTTTGCTTCCATTATGTATAAGTTTTGTTTGGTTCTTGTTACACCCACATACCAAACTCTGTGTTCTTCATCTCTCTTGTCTTGATTTTTCTCTACTACTTCTCTTATTTTCTTTGTGTTATCTAGTATAAGTAAAACATTATCTGCTTCTCCACCTTTTGCTGCGTGTATGGTAGATAGCTTAACTCTCGGTGCGTCTTGTAGTTTCTCACCATTTGATAACATCTGTCTTACGTATAAGCTTTCTTCTGGATCTGATTTAAATACGTGATACCAATGATCAGTAAAACTAAACCCAAACTCTTTTAAATCATACAGTCTTTCTTCTGTCTGCACCCATTCTAATTCTAAAAATTCAAATAAATCTTTACACTCTGTTAATGATAGTTTATCGCCTTTAGTCCATCTTGTGTAGTTTAGAATGTTTCTAAACAACCTTTGTTTATAACTTTTTCTATTTTTATACTCGTAGTATATTGCACGTTCTCGTAGTGGTTCTTTTAATGATTCTAATTTAGAATGTGTTCTACCTAAAATTAACCACGTACCTTTTTCTAACGGTACATCTTCTATTGCAATGACTCTCTGCACATAGCCATCATCCTCTCGTGGTCGCCACATTTTAGCCAACTTTCTGTCATCAGGTATACGCTCTAGTATGCAATTAGCTAATGTTTGCACCGCTTTTGGCACTCTGTAAGATTGTGGCAAAACTATGTCTTTTGCTTTTTCTTTCTGAAATCTAGCAACGTCTGCGCCAGCCCAACCATAGATTGCTTGGTCATCATCACCTGCTAAAATAATGTGTTTGGAATGTGTCTTTAATATGTCAAACATTTTCCATTGTATCGGAGATAAATCTTGAGCTTCGTCTACAAATATTACGTCAAACTCTGGACACAATTTAGACTCATTAAATTTTTCTATCATGTCTGTAAAATCTACTAGGCCATAGGCTTTCTTATAATTGATAACTTCATCTCTTAAAATTTTTAATTGTCTTTTATCTATTTGATCAGAGTACATGTCAGTATTGTACTCATCTATGACATCTATCTCCTTGATCCTTGCTGCATTAATAATGTTAAAGTATTCGCTGTCAGAGTCTACAAAGCCTGTCTTCTCTTCTCCGTTTGTAAACACAGTAACTTCTATACCAACACGTCTGCCTATATCTTCGTAGTGTTCTGGTTGCATGACATTACTTTTCTTTAATCCTAATCTAGCAAAAGATAATGCGTGTAATGTTTTAAAATATGGTAGATCTTTAGCCTGTAGTTCTGTATGCATGTCTAACATTCTATCTCTAGCTTCATCAGCAGCCTTAGTTGTAAATGCAAAGTATCCTATTTTGTTAAGAGGTGTGCCTAATCTATAAAAGGTATTTACATATTTTAATAGCTTAGTTGTTTTCCCTGTTCCCGGAGGCCCTAGTATTTTTCTAATCATCTTGCTCCTTCTTTTCATGAAAGACTTCATACCATGCACTACAATTATCACATTGATACATGCTAACAATTGAGTGTTCTGAATCAGGATAAGTATCCTCTGTATCATAATCATTGTTCCATCTTACTTTTTTATTACAGTAAAAACATTTCATTATATAATTTCCGTTTCGTGTTTTAACTTAGTGTGGTGTATAGGTACTTCCTCAAAATCTTTCATGCTTATCATTACAACGTTCTTAGTTGGTGTATTGTATTTTCCTTTTTCTTTTGTCGGGAATCTTTTCTGATCTAGAAACTGTATGTCGCATTCTTTGTATGTCTTTCTCATCATGACACCAGTTTTATCTTCACCGTGTTTCCAGTTCTTTGCTTTTAGTCTGTCATAAAACTTATCAAATTTAAAATATGCATAGCCATCCTCAATCAATACTGTACCTGATTTAAAACTAGAATCATTCATAGCTTTAGGTCCGTTAATTTTTGCGTGTAATAAGTCATGTAGTTTTTCTTTAGGTGATGTACCTATGGGAGGATTAATTGTTTTCTGTGTTTTAAATAAAGCTTCTAATACTGTTTGATCTTCTTGACCTTTAATAATTGGTGGTGGAAATCCTGCGTGTTTTGTGATAGCATTCCGCCTCTTTCGTTGATCTGTAACATGTTCTACAGTCTTACAATGCACCGTTGCCTTACCGATACCGTCAGGTCTAGTTACATCAAACTCATACTCTGGGTCTGGATCAATATCTATTTTTCTTAAGTTCGTTAGTATAGGGTATGCACCTTTAGATCCTGCTAATACACCAAACTTTTTTCTTACACAGATACCTTTCTTACAGTAGTCACTAATAGGACTCTGTGTACATGTGTATCCTTTCTCTGATTTATTCCAAGATCTTAGTTTTGCATTTAGTGTTTGTTGATCCCACGCATTTGCATGCACAGTCTCAAAATATTTGACTGGTGCATTCTTTACTTTCTGCTGCCAACTGTCAGGA